CCTGGCCACAGCGAAATTCAGTCCCGAAACTTCAGCGCTTCCAAGCCCGGATCCCACTGTCACCGTTAGCGAAGTAGCGGACCCGTTGCTATAGAGCGTGTACGTGATGTCGTTCGCGGTTGTCGCCGCATGGTATACGGTGACCCGATGGATGAACCCGTCATACGGCGACGGAGCGCCGAAATAGTCGACAGAACCAAGTTGCACTTCTCCGTTTGCCCACCCGAGTTGGAGCCACCCAGCTGCTGTGCTGCCGCTGTTTCCCGTCGCAAATCCCCAAGGACCCAGATATCCGCGTTCCATCCCCTGCGGCCCCGGTATTGGCAGAGTCGTAACAATCTTCGACGCGTACACACCGCCATTCATGTGGTAGACTATTCTAGACGTAGATGTCGATGTATTCGCGAGAATCGTGAACTGAAGACGGTCTGTCGTATCCATCGCTATCGGAGCCGCAATTGTCCCATACTTCGTCACGAGCTCGGGCGTTGACGTCGACGTGATTGTGCTTGCTGAGGTTGTAAAAACCTCGGTCTCTGTGCCGTTTTCATGCACAATCGAGCATCGCCATTTGATTTTGGTAACCGTTGCCGTTGCGCTGCTGACATAGGCGTAGGAAAGCATCATCACTTCGCCAGCCGGTAGCACGTTGGTCGACGGAACCCCCATTGGAGTAATGTACGAGCGGATCGCCACATCACCGTCTGCCAAGACAATCTCGCGAGATAACGGCTCATCATTGTCGGTGTCGAGCGCGGTTTTCAGCGTTTTGCGTTCGACAGAGTATGTGGCGGTTGCTCCGGATTCCGACGTCAGTGCGGCGCTAGTTGGCAGCGTCAACGCGGTTCCTGTAGCAGAAACGACGGGGAATGAATCGTTATTTGCCCCATTGGACCACCCGGTCCATTTGACGATTTGCCCTGCGATGATCGCGCTGAGCCCGCTCCAAGCTCCGCTCGATCGCGAGAATGTATCCGGGTTGTCGTTATTTGCCGAGAAAACCGAAGCGGTTCCTGTCGGCAGAACCATATCCGACAGGTCTTCGGATGGCCAGAGCGTGAGACCAGGAACTACACCAGCGGAACCGGTTGCCCCGGTGTCGCCAGTCGCTCCGGTATTACCCGTCGAACCCGTGGAGCCAGTTTCCCCGGGCGCCCCTTTGATATTTGCAACCGGATTCCACAGCGTCCCAAACTCAGTATCTTGGCACTGGTAAACCTCTCCACTGCCAGAAATCAGGGCTAAATCCCCAGGATTCGTTGCTGAAACAGGCGGAGAGGCTCCGACTACCCAGGTGTTACCAGCTGGCCCGGTCGCCCCGGTTGCGCCGGCGTCGCCGAGCCCAGTGAGCACGAGGGTCCGCGTCGCAGCGTTGTATGCGCCGGAAACCGCGGCCCCGAGCTCAACCAGTTGCACTGGCTGCGGATCGTCGGAATCTACACCGGTTCCTGTTCCGTAGACGTAGAACCCGAGAATCTTCCGCACCCAGTTCGTGATTTTGTTGCCGTTTGCCATTATTCGATCACCAGGTAAGCGCGCTCGATTTGGCCATTCGTCATCGCGTACGCTCCGGATTCTCCCCAGATGAAAAAGCAGTATTCACGCGTTGGATCTATCGTGTATGGCGTCGGGAGCGTTCTCGCCACTTGATGACGAGCGCGGAAATTCGATCCAGCGTTGTCGTCGTAGTAATAAAACGTCTCCATTGAATCCGGCGCAGTGCCGAATTCAAGATTTGGATCAATCCCAAGACCAATCCTCAGCACTGTTCCCGGAGCCGTATCTGGTGGCGTTGACTGAATCGGCTTGTACTGCACCCCAAACCCAACGATTTCACCGGATGGCGGAATCATGTCCGTGATCCTGACGACCCAAGGCTCGGAGCCGATCACCATCTGCTGGAGCATGTGCACGCTGTTCTGGCTGAATTGCCGCACCTGCCAATGATTGCTCCATGTGTGCCCACGCGTGACGTCAAAATATCGCGTGGTTGAGCTAACCCCAACAACCCTGTCCCGCAGATCATCGATCTGGTCGCGATCGTACGCTAATCGATTCGCGATAGGTTGGACGACTCCAGTTCGAAGCGTGTTTGCGTCGCCGAGCTCCGTGTTTGACGGCGCGACGATCTCGGTGAGTTCCGGTGTGCCGGTGATGACTACGCTCATACCAGTTCGATCCCTCGGCAGATGTGATCCACCGGCTTGAATTTGCGGACAATTGTCCAGAAAAGCGTGGCATCGGCGAGAGTAAGCGCGCCATACCCCCACCAGAAACAGCCGTAAACCATTTGGCCCCAACGAGGCTCAACGAGGTTCAGTGCGGTCTCGGGGATTGAGATCCAAAACTGCGACCAGTACCCGGTCTCGCCCTTGGGCCCTGGGCGCGCCGGAAACCACACGACGGTGGCATCCGTAAACCCTGCCGCTCGTAGGTTGGTTTCGATGCATGCCGCGGTGCCGGCGAGTGGCCAGATGTCCCAGGCCTGCAGCAAGCGCGCCTGATAGTCTTCCTGCGTCTCTCCCGGGTATTGCGGTAGCCCCTTGTCACGCCCGCACAGTTCGAGCACATCACGCGGGAGAATCTCACCGTTGAGCCAGCCCGCACGAAGTGCCTGCGCGGCCCCCTCGGCGAGCAAATCGGTCTGCGCGCTGATCGCTCCCCACCAGCGCCGGCCCCATTCGTCGCGCAAATGGTCGGGGACCAACTTGATGAAATAGTCGTTCCAGTTCTCAACTCCTGGCATTACGACACCGAGGACAGGACGTAGTTGAAGTTATAGGCGGATGGTTTTAGCAACTTGCTCCAGATGCCAACCGAGTAGTTTCCTGTGCCATTCAGCGAGAACCCGATGACGCCAGCAGTGGAGCGAACCCGAGCCACAACGTCGTCGCGCAGCAGAACATGCTGATCGCCTCCGACATACGAGCGCCCACCAATCGGGAGGTCTGCGAGGATCGACGCAAGCGCGATCTCTACGTTGGCCTGGGTTTGAGCGGTGCCGATTGTCGCGTTGCAGAGGATCAGCCCAGATGGGTTCCACTGCGTTGTTCCGCACGCAGTGACACCAATCCGCGCCTCGGGATTGAAGAAGCGCGCCCAGATGGCGTCCCGAGCTGCAGCGATCACCAAAGGCCCCGGCGGCCCATCTGCCACAGCACAGTAGACAATTGCCGATCCTGGGCCGATTGGATTCTCGTCGTCGACGGCAACGGATGTGATTGACGGAGCAGCCGCTTTCGCCACGGCTGCGATTCCGTCAACCGTGTTCTCGAGACTCAGGGCTGGCCATTTCTGGACATTCCTAACCCGAATCGCGTCAACCGATTCATCGTCAACGCCATCGACAACAGCGGCGGAGTTGTTCGAGCACGTTACGCCAGCGAACGTGGTCACCATCTCGGAGATCTCACCGATTCCGATTCCGCCGGTTGCTCCGGCCACCTCGGCTTGGCAGTTCAGTACCAGGGTTCCGCCGCTTGTCACGGTACCGGTTTCGATGTTGCGGAAAGTTAGCCCATTGCGCGTCGCCACAACAAGTCCGCCCAATGCAATCAGCGTGTCTGGCTCGGTACTCTGCAGAGTCAGAGTGATCGGGTGCACCTCGGCGACTGCAGGGAAGAATTCATTCCCGTAATCGCTTTTGGCGATGTCAGCCATGAATTGGCGACTGGTCGCGGTGGCGTTGTATCGGTTGTCTCGATAGTACGAGATCATTGCGGCGAGCTGTGCGTCTCGATTCGCTATCGCTCGCAGAATCGTAAGCACCGGATCGCCTTCGACCCATGATGTGACGGTGAAGCCGTTCCACTGCAGTAAATCCAGAAGGTTCTGGAGCGCCTCTTCTTCACTGATTAACTGAGTTGCTTCGGCGTGACTAAGCATTAGGATCCCCCGTTCACGAGCATCGCGACCGTGACGTCGGTTACGTCGAGCACCATCTCGAATGGACCCTGGCCATCGACGATTCGCAGCGTCAGAGCAACGCGCTTGCGCCCAACCTGCACAGCTGTCGCACTGACAGATTCGACACGCTCGTCCTTGAGGCATTCAGTTTCGGCGGCCTGCTCGATAGCGTATGCGGTGAATGCAGCGTTGACGAAATCACATAGATTGGTGCCGTAGTTGGGCGCGTACCAAAGCCCGCCGCGAGACGTGGACAGCCGATTCCGCAGGGCATCCATCAGCGCCGGACGACCCTCGACCATGCGCATTCCAGGCGTCAGGTCACCGTCGCAAGACAGCGTAAGTCCTAGCGAAAACGCCATCAGGGAAGACCTTGGGCTTGGGTATGGTAGGATCTTGGCATGAAATCGCTGTTTGCTGCTCTGGTGCTCGTTGGTTGCGGAGCTGACTCCGCTAGCCCTGCTGATCTCGAAGGATTCGGCGGGTCCGACTCGATTGAATCGGCACCCATATCGAGCACCGGCGGAGCGTCCGCTGTCCCCGTCGTAACCGGCGGGGTAACCGTTGCCGTATCAGCGCCATTGGCGACTGGTGGATCTGTTTCCACCGGAGGATCCCCAACCGCTACTGGAGGTAGAGCCACAGGAGGAGCGTCTACAGCTGCCACTGGCGGAGTCGCGCAAACCAAACCTCAACCAATCATCGATTGCGAAGCTCCTGGATGGGGCAAAATCTGCGACTCATCCAGCGGAACAGAGATTTGCGCTCCGATCACCTGCAACCACTATGCAACCGGTGGCGCATCGTATTGCGACTCCACGGCGACTTGCGTTGAGTGCCCGATCAGTCCAACACTAAAACGAGCCGTCTGGCTCAACTGCGATGGAATCAACGAGAATGGATGCGAGACCAACGTTGCCGGAACCGATTGGCGCTGCCCGCCTAAGAAGTCTTGATTGTCGCCTGTAGACCGTTCCAAGCGGCGTCCGTGGTAGGCAGGAGCACCACGAAGTGGAACTCACCCGACAATCCGTCCGCCGTGATTTGAGCCTGCAGCTCTGCGCCAGCCGTAGCAAGGTCACCGTCGAATCGGTAAGCTTTGAGTCCGCCAACCGACAGATTCGCGGAAATCTCTCCGGCTAGAGCGAGCTGCGCATCGAGCGTTGCCTTGACTGCCTCGAGTTCGCCGAGCACTTTGGTGACGAGCGCCAGATTGACGTTCGGCCCCGTCACCCCCGACGATACCTGCACATTGAGTGAGGCGATCGAGGCCAGCGCGGCATCGACCTTCAGCGCCAGGTCCGGGTCGACGCCTTTGATCGCCAGCTGCGCCGCCTGCTGGGCGCTCACCGCGGCCGTTAGCGCCCCGGCGAGCCCAACCCCTACGCCGGGGATCCCTGCCACCTCAGCGGTCACCTGAGCCAGAGCAGCCACGGCTTGAGCCGCCTGCAGCCCAATATCGAAGCTCGGGCTTGGCAGCAATAACGCGGTGTAGCCAGCCATATTGGCAGTCAGACCCGGGAGCGAAGCCATTGCCATAGCGTCGACCGCTGCGGCAGCATCCGCGGCCACGGGCACCGCAGCGCCGATGCTCAAATTCCCGCCAATCGCAGTGACGGTCATATCAGGAGCTTCGTGTTACCAGGCCCCATCACGACCGCCTTGAGTGGCGACGTCACCGTGATGACACCGACGAATGGAACGCCGCCCAGAAGGCCCGTAACAGGGCATCCCATGGGCACCGCTGCGTCCAGGGTATCACCGACGCGGCACGCCGGAGATCCTACACCTCCAGGCTCGTACTCGAGAGCGACAACGTTGGCGCCTCGCTCCCAGTCGGTGACGACAGCCTTTGACGGATCGCCTTCTTCGAACTCGAGCGTTCCGATTGACCCTGCCCCGATTCGCACTACGAAGCCAGGAAGGCCCGTCTTGATTTTGACCCGATTGAGCCCGCCGCCTTTCAGCTTTGGATCCAACGGCTTGATTTGTAGCGTGCCGTCGGAGTTTTGCGATACGACACGAGCTGGGTAGCGGCGCGAGAATTGGATCTCCTGCCGTATCCCAGCCAAAAAGCGGTCCAGAAGCCCGGAGGGAGGTTCTAGGTAGGCTTCGGACCTGGTTAGTTCTGCGAATCTGTGCACGACGTGGCGGATTCGCTGGCCACGGAAAGTAACGCCGGGTTGGAGGTCTGGCGCTTCGGGAGCGATCTCGATGAACCCGTCAGACCAGTCCTCGTCGATCAGTACATGGGACTTTCGCGATGAATACTCGGGGTATTCGTCACGACCAACCCAGATCGTCCCGTCGCGCAAGGTGCGCCAAATCAAGTCTTGGTTGTCGCAGACTGACTGTATTGCGCGGGATGCTGGCTGCTCGTTGCGCTTCCACTGCTCGAGCTGGCGCGACAGAATCGTGGTATCCACCGTGCTCGACAGCGTTTCCCCGCAGGCCTGCAGGGTCTCGCGAATCACCGCGCCGACCGTAGTATGCACCCATTGTTTGGCGGCCACTTCGACGGACATTCGGTTGCGGCCGAGCACAAACTTGGTCTTGACGCGTCCGCCAATCGAGCTCGAGGTCTTGACGGTTCCCACGAACTCGACGCCATAGGCTCGCAGTGTTTGGGCTCCGGATAGCGGTGCATCTCCGGACGTCACTATCTCGGCATGTCCTACACCAATGTGCGACTGCTGCAGCTCGGCAGACAGCACCGGGGATCCGGCGAATTCGACAGGGTAGGTCACGGCTTGGCGTTGCTTCCGAAGTTCGGCACGTCTTGCGTCAACCCGGTGAGCGGGTTTGCCTCGACCCAATTGTTGACGGTCTGGTTGGGCTCAATCCAATTTGGGGCACCGTTGAGACCGCTCGTTGGCACGAGTATCTCAGGCACCGGAGCCGGATTCTTGGCTTGCGCCGTCGTCTTCGACTTCGAAGTTTTGACGTCAGGAAACCACTGTGTGCACTTGATCCGGTAGTCCTTGCCACTCTTGCAAGTCGGAGACTCGGACTCAATCTCTTCAACGACGATCTTCGTCACCCCCATGTGATTCGGCTCGGGGTTGATGATCTCGTAAGGCTCCTGGGTTGCGCCGGGGCGGTGCGGGTCAATCTCCGCCAACATCTGGCACCATGCGGCGAACGCGTCCGGATTGTCGTAAATATGCAGCTGGATATCGACTTCCGCCGGATTCAAACCGGTAAACTTCAGCGCAGCACCGTCGACACCAGGTGACTTCTGCTTGTCGATTCCGCGCCCCTTTTTGACCTTGATCTTCACGATTCCAGGTAGGAAGTGCTTCCCGATCCAACACACATCCCAGGCCGACGCCTCGAGTGCTCCGGTTGCCCAATACGGTACGCTTGCCATTAGGTACCGTTGGCGGTGTTCAGATCGTTGAAGAATCGAGACATCCCACGCTGATTCCCTGCTGCAACTCCCTTGCCGAATTCCTCACCGTCGGCACGAGTAGCTCCCGGAGGCACAGTCGCATTGACAGTAGTGTTCATGGTCTGACTGATAGCCTTGTTCGAGGAACCAGCCTGCAGCGCTGCGGCGCCAGTTCTAAGCCCATTCAGTCCGCCTTGCACGTTGCCGATTCCGCCGTCGCGCGCCGCGGCTTCAGCGATTGCCTTTTGGTTTGCGGCGGCGTCAGTGAAACTGAAGATGAACGCGCCGAGGCCGTCCGTTGCCCACTTGATGGCGCGAATAATGTCGTTGAGCACGTTGGCAATCGAGACCAGCGCCTGCAGGAATCCGCCGCTCAGGGCTGCGCCTGCCGAGATTGCGACGCCAACGAGTTGCCCGATTGATCTGCCAAGCAACTTGACGGTCTCGGCCTTGTCGACACCCAGCCCAGCGGATATCGAGTTGCCGATCTCCATCATTGGACCCAGAACCTCGCTCGCGCCGTCGATAAATGACCGGAAAAAGTCCTCTATGTAGGGCAGGCTCGACTCGAACGCACCAGCGATCCAATCGACGAAGCGGATCAGGCTCGACGACATAGCGTCGCCGTCCTTGCCGTCGAAGATCTTGGTCAGGCGCGTATTGAGCGCGCTAAGCGCCTTCGCGAGCCCGGGGGCAGCTGCGTCGGCGATACCGATCATCTTGTCTCTGAAGGTGGCCTTCAGCTGGTCCCAGCCCCCACCGAGCGTGGTAGCGATGACGACTTTGCGGGCGTCGCCGAATTGCTTTTGACCCGTGGTCGCCAGCACCTGCTCTTTGATCGCGTCGATGGCTTGGCGGCTCGTGATCTTGCCGGCTTCCTTCATCTTCACGATTTCGGCGCGCGTCTTGCCGAGTTTCTTGCCCAGGATATCGTAGATGGACCCAATATTGATCCCGGCTTCTGCAAGCATCATGAGCTCGTCGCCCTGCATCGTTCCGGTCGCCTGAATCTTCCCCATTGCGTCGAGCACGCTGCGGACCTTTTCGGTGCTGTTTCCAAGCGCCGTCATGTCCGCGCCCATGGCGATCAGTTGCTTCGATTCAGCCTGATCGAAGCCCATCGAAAGGAATCGCTGATAGCTTCCGGTGACGTCCGCGATGTCCATCCCGAGTTGCTTAGCGAGCACGCGAGACTCCGCGAATGCAGCAGCGCCCTTTTCAGCGCCCCCCAGCATCATCGTGAACGCCGCGCGCGACTTCTGCCCGAAGTCCACCATCTTGACCGTCGAGTAGACGATCGCGGCGCCAATTCCGAGCGCTGCCGCTCCCACGAGCATCACGCCTTCCTTGACCTTGGTGAATACCTCGCCAACGGCTGCGTTGTTGCGGAACTTATCCCACTTCGCGCCGAACTTGGTCAGGCCTTCTGCGCCCTTATCCCAAACATTGCCGATTCCTCCACCAACACGCGAAACAACGGACTGAGCTGCTGCGCGCGCTCCCATTCCGGAGACCTTATCCCGCACCGCACCCAACGCCTTCATGGCGCCGCCACGGCCCATAGCAGAAAAGCGCTGGATCTGTCGGTGAAGACGAGCCAGCGCAGTTTCAGCTTTGTGTGCGGCAGGGGAGACGTCCTCGTCCATCTCGACTTCCCAGGACGTCTTTTCAGTTCCCACTATGCCTCACTTCTATTCGTTTTTGAGTGCACCTTGATCCACCCTTCGACGAGTGTAATCACGGCGGATTGATATTCGGCTTCCATCAACGCCCCAAGCAGGGCGTCCTCGTTGTCCTCGCCGCGCCGGTACGCCAGCAGCGCCATCGCACCCTCCTGCAATGTCTGCGGGTCCCTGGCGCGCTTCAGGCGTTTCCCAGGTCTTCGGCGCCTCCTTCAGCGATGTCGATCGCGTCAGCGCATACCGTCTCGGTGAGAAACGGGTACTTCGACAATAGCGCGTTGACCAGTGCCGGCGTTTCTGGGCAAACAATCACGCTCTTGGCAAGCTCGCTGTTTGGAGCCGCAACACCTCGGCGCTCGGCCTCTTTGTTGCTCACACCAGTAACGAACCGTGTGCGCTCCATGGAGTCGGCGCCGCGAATTGCGACGAAAGTTCCGTCTTTCATGCGTCGCAGCTTCAGATCGCCGTACTTCGACTTGAGACGCTCCGCGATCTCTACTTCTTGATCTAACAGTGCCATTTGCTTTTCACTTTCAGGGCTCGCGCCCAGCAAAACGGCGGCGAATGGAAGGTGAAATCAACCACCCGCCGCCATAGAATTGACTACTTTTTGAACGGATTCAGGCCATTCAGTGATACGTGCATCACTGACAACGTCAGAGACACAACGATGCCACCCGGACCCTTCTGCAGGTCATGCGCATCTTTGATGATCTGGCACCCATAAAGGATGTCCTTGATCAGTGGCTCGTTTTTGTATCCATACGATATACCGTAGTCGAACACCTCGAACATGTATCCACTGCCGAGAGCCGTGACCAAGGCAATGTAGTCGGATTGGTACATCGACAACTCGGCGTCGTCAGCATGCCCAATGCCTGGAGTTCTCCCGATGTCCTCACGCGTTGCTCCCGATGTCTTCTCGAGCTCTACGCTTGCTCCGTACGTTGCCGACTGAAGCCCGGTAAGGATAAGACCAAGCACCGCGCTCTCGGTTCCGGCGAAATCGTAGGGGACATGGTTGATGATCGCAGCCATTAGACGATCTCCTGTGCGAACCCGAGTTCGGCGTCGACTTGCTCGATGTTGGCGAGCGGCGACATTCGCAGCGAGCTTTGCAGCTGCCGCGTTGTCAGGATCTTGTTGGTGAGGTTGACGCGGTACACGAGCGCCGAGACGAATCCCTGGATGCCTTCGCTTGTCTTGGGCTCGATTAGCGCTGTGTAGAGCGCCGCGTTGACATCGCGTTCTAGGATTGCGGCGTCGCGCGGGTCGATGCAGCCGATTTGCTCGGCTGTACCAGTGACGACTGTGCGCACGCTGCGATTGATGAAATCCTGTTGGACGCGCGCCACAACTCGCGACGCGATGTCGATGACCCGACCCCATTGCCAATATCGGTAGTCCGATGTGGGTCCGCTCTTGAGCAGCGAATTCGTCGGATACGTTCCGCGCTTGCCGCGATACGTGCGCATCGTGTTGATCTGGACGTCGTGCAGCGTCTCGCCGGCCTTGTACTCGTCGAAGCTTGGCGACTTGATTAGGGTCACGCAAACATCGTCTTTGAGTCCAGCCCACGCTGGATTTGTCGCAGCTGCAACTGCAGCGCATCGCCGCGACTTGTCGACGACGTACGGCATTCGCGGCCAAGACCAACCGGGGATCTTCGTCCCGACGTAGTATTGGATCGTGCCGTGCTCGAGCATCGGATACACCGATTGCAGGCTCGCGAACGCAGTGACGACGTTCGCCTCGGTGTCGTTTCCGCACGAGATGATCGCTCTCGGGTAGCGCTGCGTCGCCTCCATCTGCGTCATGAGAGACACGATGCCAGCGGCTATAGTTGCTGCAGCGCTTGCGCTCGCCGAGTAGCCACAGAACGTCACGACTGGCCACTCCGTATCGGAGTCCATGGCGACGTCCCATGCCGTCGTTAGGTTGGTCAGGTTGTATTGGGCCGGCGTCGTCGTGAACGCGTAGGTCGTTGCCAGTACGTAGGTGCCAGCAGCGAACGTCGCAGTGATTCCGGTGCCGGGGAAAAGGTAGGTTCCACCAGCGGGAATCGTTAGGTTCTCGACCCAGGTTTCGCCGTCCAACGTGTAGTTGAACTTGCCAGCACCGAGGATGCCGCCGAGGCTCACTTGCACGGTCGCAGTGACTGGGATCGTCGCGGTTCCGGCAATCGTAACCGTGGGACCAGTACCGGTCTGCGTTACCGCGCTGTTCGACGCTGCGACGCTGGCGTCGGTCTTCAGGACGTCAACGGACCCGCCCTCGTTGTCGAGCTTCCAACACGCGGCTTCTACGGTCACTCCGACACCAAGAGTGGCGCGCAGCTTCGACGAATTCGACCAGCGGGTGATCGTGTTCAGCGTTCCCGAGCTGGTTGGGCCAACGTACAAAAACACGTTCGCGGCGTCGCCAGATAGGCCCAATCCGCCGTCGCTGCGGGTAATAGTCTGACCAGGCAAAGTCATCGTCGGAGCTTTCTGCGCGCCGGCACAGGCTTGGCCTCAGGCGTCGCGGTGAGTTTTTGCGTGAACTCGGAAAGCGCTTCGTCGTGCGGTTCGCCTCCGGAATTTGCGGCTTCGAGAG